GCTCCGTAAGGCTTGGCACAAAGAAGCTCGCAGGCTTCAATCTCAATTCATCAAAGCAGCTCATAGAAAAGCTGACTGTGCTACTTGGTAAGCCACCCTTAGATAAGGACAATAAACCCAGTGCTAGCAGGTCAGCACTACGTTCTTACGAAGCGGACCACCGAGTCATACACCTGTACTTGGCCTGGAAGCGGGCTGAGAAGCGGCGCCAGATGGTCGTATCTCTCATGGAGCATCAAGACCCAGACGGTTATATCAGAGCCAGTTATTTGCAGCTGGGTGCTGATACCGGACGCATGTCTTGTAGGAACCCAAATTTACAGCAGGTACCGCGTGATTCTGGTTTCAGGAAAGCGGCAAGGGCGAAAGACGGTTACGTATTTGTAGTGGCTGACTTTGGTCAGATGGAACTTCGTCTAGCTGCTGCTGTGTCTAAAGACCCCATCATGATTGATGCGTTCCAGCGAGATATTGATCTTCACACCCTAACTGCTGAAGCGATCTATCCAGAGTCCACTGATGACGAAGCCGAACAAAAAGCACGCAGGCAGGTAGCAAAAAGTGCAAACTTTGGTTTGTTGTATGGCAGTGGTGCAGCCGGGTTACGTGAGTATGCAGGTGCAATGGGTATAACTATGACCCTTGAAGACGCGCAAGTCATTAGGGAAAAGTTCCACCAACAGTACGAGGGTATTGACCGTTGGCAGAAGGAGCAGCAGGCCGCATCGCAGAAACCATGCAGAGACAGACTGGGCATGGTCCGCATACCGCGTACGGGCATGATTAGGTACTTGCCTGGAGATATGAACCGCCTAACTACCCGCTGCAATACGCCTATCCAGGGTGCCGGTGCTGCGATTCTTAAAAAGGCTCTGGGTGATCTTTGGCTCGATCTGCGACAGGTAGACGAAGACGAAGCACGTTTATCTGCTGTCGTTCATGACGAAGTCTTACTACTGGTTAAAGAGGGCTTCGAGGACAAATGGAAGGACATATTGAGTAAGCGCATGGTCGATGCGGAGGCTTTGTGGCTAGAGGAGATACCCGCTGTAGCTGACGCCGCCTATGGAAAAACTTGGTACGAGGCCAAGTAAAGATCTGACTATTACAGTTGCTCAAAGTCTGATGGCGGGCGTTGGCAAGGACTGGTCGTCAGATAATGGTCGCTTGGCTGCAGGACGAAGTCAGGACTGCAACCACGGGAGACATACAAAGGGCGGCACAGTTTCTGGCTTTTGCCAAGGAGGTCAGGGCGGGGTGCACCACTCAGAGGCGTACCAGCCGCAAAGCGCAGCGCAATGCTTGGCGAAAGTACGTCGATCCAAGTCTGCGCTGGTAGTATTTCACGGTTACACAGTGTTATGGCAGCCGCAAAGATCCGTTATCAGGTCCTGCTTGACCCGCATCGGGCACGTCTTTTTGAAGAAATTGCAGAACAAGAAGGATTACGGACCACGGCCTTGCTTCGGCAATGCCTGTATACCTACCTAGAAGACAGTGTAGGTAAGCAAACTTATGACGTTGCCGTTGAGAAAGACGCTGAGGTTCGGCGTAAGTGGGTCGAGCAGAAGTCAAAGCCTCGTCCAAGACCTTAGGTACGTGCTGACGCAAAACCAGTTGGTTGTACTGTTCGGCCTTACCTGGTTGGTAGGTCTACTAGTTGTTACAATATTTCTAACGCAGTTTCCTGCAAGCTAACTTGAAGCGCTTTGTGTTTTCGATTCGCAGAATCGGACTGTACGAGATTATACAGGCGCCTGATCTAGAAAAAGCTAAGCAAAAATTTAGGCTCAGCCCCTATGGAAATCTATATAATGAGCTAGTGCTGATTTCTGAGAGCGAGGTATGTTACAGAGCCTCGGACTGAAACTCATAAGACTTGGTTCACGTAGGCCCTTATGGGTCGTGCAGCCGCCTCACTGGGTTGTCGAGCATCTCGAACCTCAGCCGGTGGCTGGCGAACACAATGGCTTAGCTGGCCTTGGCGTTTGGATGCTGAAGCGGGCCAGCCCGCTAGCTGTCGTAGATTTCAGTAAGCGCATCATAAAAATTACTCTTCCTTAAGCCACCTCAGGACTTTTACGTAGGGCAGTTTGAGTGCCTTAGAAATCGACCTGCCGCTCATACCACCCGTACTCATAAAACGGACAAGCTGACGGTCTGCTGGTGCGGGGTTCTCTTTAACAGGCTCGTTGGCCAAGGTCGTATACCTTTAATGCATCTGCAGTGTACGCTATTAGCTGAGCTTCACCTCATCTGATGGTTATGTCGTCGTTTGAAAAAGTGACCCTTGCGGAGGTCAAGGTTCGCACTGGGCGTAATTGCAAAACTACCCCTCTGCGGGAAGAAGTCCTTGGTATGACCCCGGGCGATGCCATTTTTGTTCCTTACTACAACGAGGAAACTGGTGAAGGGTATCGTCCCACCACGATTTCCCAGGTTGTTGGTGTGATGAGCCGGGCTAGCGACAAGGTGCGCTACTCTGTTCGTCGCGACGCTACCCGTCCGGGCTGCTTCGTCCTTTGCCTTGATAAGCCTGAGGCCTGATGCCTTAGGACACCGGCCCCAGGTAGTCCTGGGGCTTACCTTTTACTTATGAACTTAGTTTGGAACAGTCAGCTGCTCAAGGATCAGGTATCCCTGCAGCACATTGATGCCCTTAGCACTGACGAGTTAGAGCTTCTATACAGCGAACTCGTTGGCGCGACGGAGTCTTTGCGTGCAAACATCGAAAAACATAAGGCAAGTGCTAGTCAAAGTGAGCTTACCGATTACGACCAGCTGCACAGAAAAGAGAAAAAGCTTTAGGTCTGCAACCAGTTTCGACTGCGGGCAAAGATATTGATCGTGCAGCGTCGTTCTACTAAAGAGCCTGAACCCAAAACCACGAATAACTTTGACGCACTTGTGCTCGCAAGGTTTAAGGAGTTGGCTACTGAGGAGTTTGGTGAGGACTTGTGCTTTGAGTTGTTTGAGGAGGCTCGTGATTTTGTGATCGAATATCTTCAAGCTCAAACTCAAGCTTCATAATATGGTGAACAGCGCTTTGAAGCATTTCCTGGTAACTCATTAGGGTCTTAAATAAGTACGCCTCACGAGGTTCGAGTTCTCTTGCAAGTAGCTCAATTTTTAGCTCACGTTCTGGTGTAACGGATTTCTTCAGCCAATCCATAGCCCGCTTGCTGTTGGTCCTAATATAGTCCGGATCACCGTCAAGCTTATTAGTGGCTGATTTTCCTGCCCTGCAGTGGAACGACGAAAATGGCACACCAAAGATCGGCGACGGCATAAGTCGGCCCGTACCAGGTGCAAAGACACGTGCGTACAAGGTCCGTGTCTCTCAGGTTGGTGCGAGTCCTATGTACGTTCAAATGAGGGCCGAGACAAAAACTAGCGTTATCAAATACGCAAAAGCTCGCTGGCCTAACGCTGAGGTGTCTGTAGTTTCGTGATTGAACTAGATCTAGACAACCTGCTCTCACTTGTTGGTAAGGAGAGAAAGGCGAGATACAAGCGCTTCTACTCAACAACCGGTTCGTTCCGTGCGGGAAACATTCCTACCAATGCAAAATTGTCTGCAAAAGACGTGGTCGCCATTAGGGACCTTGACAAAAAGGGTGTGGCAAGCAAGGACATCGCTAAACAGTTTGAAGTTTCCTACTCACATGTCCGAAAGATTGTGAATAGGAAGCTATGGTTCGACGCTGAAGAGCAGGTATCGGGATCAGATGAAAGTATGTAGTAAATGCGGCAATAGGGCTCTCCGTGCGACCGAGGTCAGAAGTCGAAAAACTGATGGCGCTGTGCGCATAAGGCGAAAGTGCCTTAAGTGTGATCACGGTGAGACTACCTATGAGATAACACAGGAGTCTTTATATGACTACATTGAGCAATCTAAGCAATTAAACGCTATATTGAGAGCGCTAGGTGTTAAGTCAACTACACCAAGCCTTACTTGCTCTAACTGCGTTTATTGGTCTAATGAGTCCTGTTCTATGCAGTATCCCGAAGCTGGCGGGAAATTCGCTTTTGAGTGCTCGCTCTTCGAACACAATAAACACTAGGGATTGCGCGGGGTGCGGAAAGCGAACTCGAAATGCCATTTTGTGTCAACGCTGTTATCTAAAGAGCGAAGCTGGTCGAGCTGAGCTCAGGGATGAAGTCAGAATGCGCAAGTACGAACAGCTTGAGCAAGGCGGACCATGCAAAAAGTGCCAGCACTGGTCGGGCAAGTGTTGTCTTGGTTTTCCGGAAGGTGGGACGCGCTTCGCGCAGGACTGTCCGGCCTTGTTGTGCTACTGACCATGAGAGCACATCCGTTCCTTAATCCGTTTGAGGCTGCCCTTTTCAGGTACCTAAGTAAGTCACCGCGCGTTGGCCTAATATGCGTTAAGCAGATGGGGACAAACACAACTTGGATATTACAAAACTTAGACGACGTACCTGAAGAAACCGACACTGTTGACTATGTTTCATCTGATGATGAGCCTGATTCACTAAAGCTTGAGCGCCTCTACCATCTACCGGATGCTGAGCGCTGATCTTGTATCACTGGACCGCGGGCGTAGGCTCTTTTGGCGTACACCCGATGGTTTTCGGCATTGAGACCTATTTCAGACCTTGGTTTTTTGATGGACAAACAGTTTATTGGGGCGATCCAGTCGTTGAACGCGGAGACGCTTTGCGAAGAGCTCAAGCCATGGCAGGTAGAGCATGGTAAAGCGATGTTTCTTGACTACTTGTATGACCTTTATGAAAGGGATCAAGCTGAACCTGGGCTTTGCGGTACCTACACAGGTCTGTTTGAAAAATTTATCGAAGATAGCGGTCAAATACTTCGAGCATCTTTTATCACTTCCCAGTTCCCTAAAGCAAAGTGAAAAAACTTATAGGTATTTACAGCCCAGCACCAGGCTGTGGGAAAAGTACGATTGCTTCGTGGCTAGTCGAAGAGCGGGGTTACACCGTGGTGCCCTTTGCTCAGACCTTGAAATTGATGCTGCACCCGATGCTGATGAGCCTCGGGTGTGACAGCGACGAAGCCACTGCTTTACTGGAACGCAACAAGTCGGTAGTCGTTCCACATGCTGAGGTCAGTGTCAGACACATGCTCAGGACACTCGGTACTGAGTGGGGAAGAGCTTGCATCGGTCCTGATATTTGGCTGAAGTGCTGGCAGGAGCGCATGTCCTACTACGACCGCGTTGTGGTAGATGACTGTCGTTTTTTAAACGAAGCAAAATTGATTAAGAGCCTTGGTGGGGATCTTTGGTGGGTCGATCGACCTGACGTACAGCGGACATACGATCACGCTAGTGAGGGTGGTCTTGACGATTACGGAGATTTTGATTGCGCGATATTTAATGAAGGCACTATTCAGGATCTTGTTACTAAGCTGCGACTACTTGCCAAAACTTAGTGGCTTCACTGCGGTACCACGCTGGCCGCATGGTCCTATACCAGGATCAAACGGGCTGGCGTGTCCGCATAAAAACTCACACCGGAAAAGTTGAACTACCGCTTAGTTCAAGCGATATAGAAACAGCTGTTGAAGAAGCTGAGCAGCTTTATGCAGATGCAAGAGCTATTACAGATAACAAACCCAGGTGTCAGCATTGCATCCATTGGGAGTTTGTGCCGGCAGAATGCGGACTAGGCTTTCCTGAAGGTCGTTCCAGCGGCGGCATCTTTGCCAAAAGCTGCTCAGTTTTTTGGAGCAAGACAAGTGCACAGCATCCCTGACGACGCTATTGACTGCGGCGATGGCTACTACATCGAGTTGAGTACTGAACCTGAAATTGGTGAATGTCGCTATAGGGCCTGTAGCCCTAACTGTGCCTACGGGCGCTATGCAAACGATCTATGGCAGGCACAGATCTACATAGAGCAAATGAAAGCTGTTCGTTTTGATTAGTCCACTGCAGTAAAACATATGCTCTAAATAAGCTCCAAAACGGTTTCTTAATCCACCAAGACCATACAGACGCATGTGACTTATCTGCGTTACAACGCAGGCAAGCTGGCACGCAGTTGGGTAGTGATGTCGGGCCACCCTTGGCTTTTGCCTTTACGTGGTCGATCGTAGTTGCGTGTTCGCCGCAGTATGCGCAGCGATGTTCCCACGCACTAAAGATTGATGCTCTGAACCTTTGCTTGTTGGCTTTTTTGCTGACAAGGTAGATTCCATCAATCTGATGATCCATCTTTAGGGATCGAAAAGGTTTGTATTTCTATGTCGATTATGTCTTCGTCCGATCTGAAGCACTCGGATATACACGAGTAGATATCGCCGGGGATATTTTCTGGGTCCTGGGACGTCTCAAAGTAGAACTTACCTTTGACCTCAACTAGGTACCGTTCCATGTTTGGGTCTGTCCTTGCACTAGCCTAGCCGGCTAAGTCTTCCCAGCTTGGCATTACTTGAGGCTGCCCGTTGTAGTGGCCGACCTTTCCGTAATCAATGTCGGGGATATTGAGCATTAGGAAAAAGACCATTTGCCCAATCTTGAGTCCTGGGTATAAAGGCAAATTAGTGAACCGACGGTTGTTTTTGAGCTCGAGCGTTAGCCGACTGCCGGTCCAGCCACAATCTGCGTAGCCCGCATGGCTGTGCTCGTAGCCTTCCCTGGCCCGTGACGACTTAAGGCAGAACAGTCCGCAAATGTCCTGCGGCATATTAAATACCTCAAGTGTTTCAGCAAGTAAAAACTCGCCGGGCTGCATTAGGTAGGGGTTTTCTCTAGTGTTGTGCGCTATGGACTGTCTCTGCAGCTCCGTGCTATGGGCAACATCAACCATAATGTTGTCCCCAATGCGGAGATCTAGTGAAGCGGGATTAAGAAGGTCTACGTCGTAAGGTGCGACCATTTTTTGTTCCAGGCACAGGCGCTGGATTTCGTAGTCCTGGACAATCATGCAGTTTATTTATGTCCGTTTATAATACTACGGATATCGTCTTCCATCCAGTCTTCTGTAACAACTAAAGCCCAGCCGCTACCTGCGCCTTCGACCTCCCACCTGGGTATAAAATAACGCTTGTCATAGTGGACACCTTCTCCAGTTTTTGAAGTGTCGTGCCCGCCCCTAGCAAGATCAGGTTGCCCAGCTGGGTCGTGAACTATAAAAAACGACTTGGTGTAGCCGATAATTACGCTCCAATGACCTCCTGTAGGTCTTTCACCCGCAGCTACATTCCCGTTCTGTAACCAGCCGACACCGACTGGTACGCCAAGGTCAATTAGTTGCTCTAGTAAATGTGGTGTAGCGTTGTTGAAAAAGCGTGCTTTTAGCTTTAGTTCCCAAAGGGCGTTTAGATGCGCATAAACTTCAGTTGTATCGCCATACTTGGCCCTTACGCGATCGTAGTTATGTGGGTCGAGTACGCGGGCGTAGTTACCTGCAATCATTGCTGCTGCCGCAGTGAAGCACTTGCGGCTGCCGTTCTGCAGTTTGTACTGGTTGTAGTACGGGACTAAAAGCCACTCAATACGTCCACCTGCTTTCCAGGTTTCGTACCAAGAAGCTTTTCGGTCCAGTAGTTCTGCAGGCATTGCTTCCTGCAGTTCCTGTATTGCCGCTATCTGGTGTGGCTCAGCCTTGTAGTGGTTGAAAAAGTCGTGAAGCGACAGCGCCATAACAACTGCGAGACTGGCTAAAACCATTATTTATTTGTTAGATTTAGGTTTCATTTTTAAAATGCTGTCAAGCAGTAGGGCCACTACACCGTTCTGCTTCAATTTTGAGGCACCAATAAGCTCGCTGACTAAGGCCACTACAGCCCAGGTAATCGGGGAGTTGAGGATGTCTTCCATGACCTCATACCGGTAACCCTTAAATACTAATGGCTATTACTCAATCCTTCTAGCCGGGCTACAGATGCCTCTAGCTGTCGCAGGCGGCTAAACACCTCGGCGTCGCGGCTTTTCATATCGGTATGCAGTACGTCCAGCCTTGTAGCAACGCTATCCACAGAAGCGGTCAGTCGGATTACTGCGTCGCGACTTTCGGTAGAACGCTTACTACTACTAGTAACGCCTAAGGAAGCTACTGTTATCGAGGCGCCAACTACGGCCGCCCATACTTCAATCACAACTGTCCACCAGGCTCGTTCCATCATGGCAAGTGACGCCGATCAGGATTCAGGTAACACAAAAGAGCACACGCCCCTAGGTGACTTTGTAAGACTTGCGGTCCTGTCCTGGTCTATTGCAATGCTGAGTCTTAACTATCTCGGCTATGTCAAAGCCATGGATCCGACTTTCCCCGCCAGTTTGCTGACAGGGACGATGGCCTCATTTGGGGTGGCTGTGGGTAAGCCGGGCGGTCAAAAGAAAAAGGACGATACTGGTAGTAAGCAAGTCGCTCCATCAACCACAAAGTGACCATGAAACGACTGATTCTCGGCACCTTGCTACTGGCTGGTGCAGCCCTACCTGCTAAGGCAGACATCAGCCATAAGATTTCTTCTAGTGTTTCTCTGACGGTTGATGCTGCTGCTAGCTCAGCCCAACGCATTGGCTCGAGCTACGCAGTAAGCGGGAACAACATCACGCTTGATACTGCTGGCGGACTTGGCGCTTTGACAGCTGGCAGTGCAGTTGGTTACACAGCCGCCGACTACAGCGTCACTACTGCTGGGGACGCTTTCTCATTCTCCGAGTCTTTTACTGAGGGTGACCCGACGCCATCGGCAACGACTGTCACCTCGGGTGTCGTCGGTTCTTTGCCGATGCTGGGCAACACCGTTGTCAATGCCGGCGGTGTTGCAGGCAGTCTTGCTGGAAGTATTGCCAGTGATCACGCGATCAGCCTGACCGCAGGTGGCGCCGGTACGAGCGCTGTCGGTCAGATGGTTGTTGAACTTACTCTCGACTGATGAGGTGGGCCGTTGTAATGCTGCTGTTGGCGAGTCCTGCGGCAGCAGCCCCGGTTGTCCCAAGCTTTAGGACTGGGACGATGACCTCACGAACCGAATCAACTACGCAAATTACAGAACAAATACGTAGCGTCAATTATTCAACTGGCTATACGTACAGTGCATCTGGCACGAATGTGCAACACTCTGGTGCAGGCATCCTGCCAGGTGCCTCTGAAACACAAACCCAAACTATCGACGGCGTTACATCCAGTTGGACAGGACTCGAACTACAGGAAAAGCCCGACTGGTCGATCGTCAAACCTGGGGAGGCCTTCTCTTTCGTGGAGCATTACGAAGGTCCAGGGCTCGAAGCCGTCACGGACGTAACTCGGACCATCGTCACAGAAACCGTTACGGATACGGTCTCTGTGTTTGGGCCTTAGTTGTATCACCTGCTCCGGCTTTTGCTCAGGCAAATGCCACTGCAAATCCGGTGGCCAACAGCACCGGCTCGGTGACGAACCAAGCCATACAGATGCTGACTGGTCCGTATCCGACTAACTCCTACGGGCCGGGTATTTCGTGTCAGGGGCCAACGCTTAACGTCTCGCCTTTTGTGACTACAAGTAAGTCATACGCATTGCCCTACAGCGACACTGTTCGCACGCCTTACTACGACCCTACGGATGCTGACGACAATGGCGTGCCCGATAATCCTGGTAATGTACTTTTCTACCAAGAATTACCTAGCGGTCAAAAGAATAACCATTCTGTAAATTTTGGTGTAAGTGCGACTGTAAGTATTCCACTAGACGGTGGTATGCAGGAAAGGTGTAAGACGTCTGCTGATACGTACACAGCTTTACAGCGACAAATACTTGCTAACAAAAGACTAGATTTTGAGCTATCGCGTTTACGTCACTGCGGAAATCTTGCCCAGGATGGCATCCGTTTTCACCCCGACTCAAAGTTCTACGTCATCTGCTCAGACGTAATCCTGACCCCAAAACCGGGCCAGGTGTTACCTCACGTCCACGCAATCAAGGTTTCAAAGCCCGGCGCAAAGTCCGAATTGCCAAGTTCCGTTCCCGCTGCGCGACCCGCCGCTCCCACACGGATTCCAGTGGAATCGTTTGTCCCCGGAGCTTCGCGATAGTTTTCATCGTCTTTTTGACCGTTGGCTTGATCGTTTTGAGGATCAGGTCTGCCAGTGGTTTGGCCACCAAGGCAGAAGTCGTAGCCACCACGGCAATCGCTGTCGTCGTGACCACAGCCTCCACAGGCGGTAGTCCGTCAAGCGCCTTTTCCAAAAACGGTTTGGGCGTCTCAACCGGCTCTGCTGTCTGAGATGTCTGCGCATTTGGTTGAGGTAGTCGCGGGACTGTCGGTAGTTCAGGGGCCGCTGATTCACTATCCTCGGCTTCATTTGATTTCGGCTGCTTTTGTTCAATTACCTGGACCTTGCTAGGCGTGAAGTCCATCGGTACAAACGACGGAATTTGACCGTTTGGGCACCAGGTACCCACACCGTTAGGGTCATCCTCAAGCAGCCTTGGGTTCAGTGCGGCATCACGGTGCACTGGCACGCAACCAGGCAGCTCGGTGATAGGCGGACCAAGCTCAAGCGTCACCGCCGGTACGGTCGGCAACTTCGTGACCGGGATTTCTCTAATTTCCGGGATTCGTATGTCCGGAATTTTGGGCATCAGAAAGGCAAGGCCGGACCAGTGGTGGTCGGGATCTTAGGCAAGGCCTTTTCGACCTGTCCTTCAAGCTCGCTGCTGAGCTTGTCGGTAACTGCACCGGTTATCTGACCCGTTAGGTTCTCGACTGCTTGCTTTTTGATGTTTTCGAATTGGTAGTACGAAATCACCAGGGCGGCAGTCAGGGATGCTGACAAGGCAAATCCTGTTAGCGCCAGTGCGTCAATCAGCTTTCGCATTTAGATGACAGTTCTCGTTTGATAGTTTGGATCACTTTCGTCCAAATGGCACTCAGGGCCAAATCCTGTCGCCTTCACCTCAGGACTCAACACCTCAAGCTCGGTCGCCTCCTTTGTTGGAGCGTCTGATTCAAAGCTCTTCAGCCATTCACGCAACCGATCGCCTGTCGGCGTTTTGGGTGGCCACGAAACGAACTTCAGCAGTGCCTTTCTGTCGGTGAACCACATCGACACGTATGGCTTCCACGCGATGTACCAGGCTCCGCTGTGTGGGCTGAAAGTCCTTGATACTTTCAGGCCTGGTGCTTCAAAATGCTCGGTCTTCATTAGTTAGTACTCGCCGCTCATCAGCGTACGGGGGCTTGGTGTAGTAGTCCAGCAGATCCCTCACGTACGGGACCAGCCACCTATCTACAGGGAAGCAGTACTCCCAGTTGTCGGGTTTAGTCAAACATGGAAAAACAACTACCCGCCAGAAGGCTGACAGGTAGTTGCGCGTCAGTACGAACTGGTCGAAGGCCCGCCGAAACGGGCCATGCTGTCGCTCAGAACTTGAATTTAGAACCGAGCTTGAGGCCGTAGCTGTTGCTTTTGGCGCCAGTGGCCATGCTCACTTCGGTGTAGATACCGAGCTTGCCGTCAGCGGTGACGTCGGCACTCAGGCCAGTCTTGGCAGAGAAGTTGTAATCAGTTGCACCGCCTTCGGGGAACACGATTTGGGGACCGCCTTGGATGTACCAAGGGCCAGCCTCGTAACCGACGTGGGCGTCGATCGCACCACCGCCAGAGGTCTGGTTGCCGGCAAAGCCGAGGTTGTACTCGGGGTTGATGTAAAAGCCGTCGGCTTTAGCAGTGGGCACACAAGCGATACCCAGTGCTGCAAAGGTGAGGGCGGCAGCAGAAGCTTTGATCATTGTTGGGTGTAGGAACACAACATCCCCGGAATACTACTAGGTGCAAAAACCTACCAGTCGACAAACTGGCTTACTACTTACCTTGCCCTCGGTACTTTTTGCGGCCGTGGCTTGCTTTTGAGTGCTGTCCCGCGCCTTGGCGAGTCTTCTTAGGAGGGCGGGACTTGTGATCGACGCGGCCCAGTGCAGTTTTTGATTTAGCGGGCATTTGACTAGTTTTCTAAAAGTTTACTACTAGTCCCAAGGTCCGATCCAGCTGCCGTTGATTTTTATATAAACGGATGCATTATAACTTGCAAGACTTCCTCTACCGCCTGGTACTTGCACCCAAGTCACACTAGTTCCAGTCTGCTCGTACCAAGTACCTCCGTCCCTTATATAAATATTGCCGGCGGTGGGTGTTCCTGTACTGACAGTTTCAAGGTAATAGTTTGGCTCACCTAAGTTAAGTAAGTCGTCATCAGCCGAGTTTTTCGCTTTGACGTTAGCTGCTGGTGCGCCGTGATGTAAGTAGTCAAGTTTGAGTACGTCGTCTCTAGACGGTAAGCCCATTTGTGCTACTCCCCTGTTTGGTCCTCATCTGCATCAGTTGCAGCAAGTTGCTCCTGTTCCTGTCGAATCCGCTCTTCTTCCTCAGTCCACATGTTGTACTCCTGTTCTAGGTATTTGTACACGTTATCTTTTACAAAACTATCTGATTTACTCTCTGCAAAGCCCACAATTACGGATCTGTCCTCAGAGACTTGGACCTGATAGGAGTACGAAGAACCTGAAACCCAAGTGTCTAAGATTTCAAAGTCAGTGATGTTGTAGTTCATGTTATTCAAGCTTGCGTGATTGCAAGGTCATCAATGTACCCGGTATTGCTGAATCCGCCCCACGCACGGGCGTAGATATTACCAACACCTGCTTCAGATGGTGTAAAGGTCAGCGTTACCTGCACCCAGGTATTTATGGCGCCCGTGTAGTTCACGGAGGTCTTTGTGCTAACCCCTGTACTGCCAAATACTTCCCTATAAGGCGACACGGGTGCAAGCTCCGGGTGGACAAGTAATTGCATATTTAGGCCTGTACTATTTCTACGCATGTATGCAGTTACGGTTACTTGGCTATTTGCATCATAAGCAACCTGAGCTAGGCGTAACTCTAAGGGGTAGGCTTCTGTGCAATAGCTTGTACTTGTAGGTCTAAACATCCAGGCCTGGCCGCCTGTAGTATTCACTATTGTTGACTGTAGTTCAGCATAACCAGCTGTACCAAATTGCACTTTTGGTGGGTTTGTGCCGTTTAGGTTTTTTGAAAATAACCTTTGTCCGCCAAAGTTGTAAAAGACAAAAGTAGCATCGCAGTCTTCTGCGTATATATCCAGCGGGGTATACGCCTGGATGCTACCCGATATGTCTAGGTCTTTAAGTACTACACCGTGTTGTGGGTTAGTAATGCCACCAACTGAGGCTTTTCCACTACTTACATTACCTAGATACTTACCAGGGGCATGATACGCTAGGGCATTAGCACCTTGGAACCACTTTACATAGTGTGGATTCGGATTGTGTACATTCCTAGGTCCATAATTACCGTTGTGGTAATCAACATAGACATCACCTAATGGCGGACCTTGGTAACCATTATTTACACGGATTGGCGTCATGCCATTGGTACTGTCACCGCTGCATATGCAGCCTCTAATATCTAAGTTTACATTGTCAATAGTAGACTGGCAGTATATAAAACTAGACATAAATACACAAACAAAGTGTTCGAGGTCGGTATTTTTAATGGTGTATCCGCCCAGCAGATGTCCGTATTGACCGTTGTATCCGATAGCGGAAACACCAGTGCGGGTAGACATATCAGTTGTGTTCCAGCCGCCTGAGATCTGTAGGCGTGCGGTTGCACTGCTGCCCTGACCTAATGAGTGCTGAGGGTTCCAGGGATTATTGGTTGCTTCATAAATGTGCGCTTGCATGACGTACAAGTCACTACCAGAGGCAAAATCAGCGCCCGTATAAGCACAATATGACTGTGAATAACCGGGGTTTTGGTATGGCCCACCTGCTATAAATACGTCCGCACCAGAAAACTCCCTAATTGCGTAGTAGCCATAGCTAGTGGGATCGGGACTGATCAGACTGTATAGATTAAGGCCACCATCTTTAATAGCCTGAATACCCTCAACGTAGTAGTAAGCGTTACTGCCTGTCGCAGTAGAGCAGCTAAAAGTAATACTGTTAATGCTACTGCCAAGCGAGCCTGAGCTCATCTCTACATGGCGGAACCACTTGTTGCCGTACGCAATGTTGGGGAAACTGAAAGTATTAACGACAGTTTGACCAGCGGTATCAGAGCACAGATTAACTTTTATCCTTGATGCGTTACTTGAAGTTGTGTTTGTCCTAAGCATGAACTGTATACCGTCAAAATCGGATAAGTCCAAAGTTGACGGCAGCTGGTACACCATAAAGGTGCCCGTAGAACTGCTAGTGTGATAGAAACCTGTGACGTGTGGGTTCTGGTAACCGTTATTTGTATTAGCCGAATAGCTTAAAGAGTTGTTACTATAAACGTCTGTAAAATCTGACTGCAACCACTGGCACCCGAATAGATCTGCGGTCTGTACAGTGTCAAGTACAACGCACTGATTACCCGTAAGATTACGAGTAAACATATAAGTGCTGTAACTGGTTGTACCAGAGCTACCATCAAGCGTAAAGTTGTTATTATCAGTTTTTGTTATCTTCCATATCTTACCGACGTTTTGCACAACAGTTGAATTTGTGCTTGTAGGTAAAATCCAGTCACCGGTCTCAAAACCATGGTTATTGTTACTACTACTCATGCTGATTGGTGTACCAGCAGTGAATGAATAGATAGCTGCAGTCTTTTGCGGAACGTATGCCGACCTATCAATCCACCGGGCAGTAGTTGCAGTTGTGACAGTCGAAGGTGTTTCTATAAAACGAACTTCGTGCTCTCCGCTGACGTTCGACGGATAGGTCTTACGGCGGTTAGCAAAACTTTGGCCGTTATTGCTGTCGTTACCGTTAACTGGATCGACGTAGTAAACAGTCATTTTAGTTAAGTGATATCAGGTGGAGTACACGAACCAGATGTCGCCGTCACTGCCGCCCGAAGGACTAGAAGTGCTGACAGTGATGTTTTGCGTCGAAGCTGTACCTAAACCCAGAGTGGTGCGCACAGCAGCTGCATCAGCTCCACCAATAATAGAACGCCCGGTTGAGGTGCAACTAATTTCCTCGACGCTGCCGCTCGTCCCAGTGCGACCTAAAACCTTGTCAGCGCTGACACTCTGGATTTTGCTGTAAGTAACTGCTGTGTGATCGATAGTCCAGGTGCCACCGCTATTGGAAACAGTGATATCACCTTTGTCGCCATCGCTAACCCCACCGCCGCCTCCTGATTGGGCAACCCATGCGTAGTCTTGTCCGTTCCAGCTCAGGACATAGCCCGAGGTAATTTGGCTGTTATTTAAGTGGGCGTCGACGTCTGAGTTACCGTAAGAACCACCACCACTTATCGTCGCCCATTCGTAATCTGTACCGTTCCACTTGAGGTAAGTACCGCTTGATGTCTCGCCTGTTTTGTTTAAGTGGGCATCGACGGCGCTATCTGTGTAGTGGCTAAGAGTAGCCCAGGCGTAATCCTGGCCCGTCCAGTACAAATAAGCGTTTGTTGCTGTTTCCCCAGTTTTGTTTAGGTGGCTGTCAACAGCAGAGTCGGTGTAATGGCTAAGAGTAGCCCAGGCGTAGTCCTGGCCCGTCCAATACAGATAAGAGTTGCTTGCTGTTTGCTGGGTTTTATTTAGGTGCGAATCTACATTTGAATCGGTGTATGAGCTGCCGCCGCTAACAGTTGCCCATTCGTAGTCTTCACCGTTCCACTTCAGGTAAGTACCTGAGCTGGTGCTTTCGGTTTTGTTTAGGTGGGTATCAACAAACGCATCGCTGTACTGGGTAATCGTCCCCCAAGCGTAGTCTTGCCCGGTCCAGCGCAGGTAGGCGTTGCTGGCTGTCTGTTGGGTCTTATTTAGGTGGCTGTCAACATCAGAATCGGTGTAGGAGCTACCGCCGCTAACGCTTGCCCACTCATAATCTTCACCGTTCCACTTCAGGTAAGTACCTGAGCTGGTGCTTTCGGTCTTATTTAAGTGCGTGTCGACAAATGCGTCGCTGTACTGGGTAATGGTCCCCCAAGCGTAATCTTGGCCGTTCCAACGTAGGTAGGCGTTGGTAGCAGTCTGTTGGGTCTTATTTAGGTGGGCGTCAACGTCGGAGTCGGTGTAGGAGCTGCCCCCGCTAACACTTGCCCACTCATAATCTTCGCCGTTCCACTTCAGGTAAGTACCTGAGCTGGTGCTTTCGGTCTTATTTAAGTGAGTATCGACAAATGCATCGGAATATTGGGTAATAGTTCCGAATGCGTAGTCTTGACCGGTCCAGCGCAGGTAGGCGTTGCTGGCTGTCTGTGCAGTTTTGTTTAGATGTGCATCGACGTCAGAGTCTGTGTAGGAGCTGCCTCCTCCACCACTGCCGATCTCAACAACACTGCCGCCGTCAGTCTTGGTGAAAAGACCCCCGTCGGTAGTGTTGATGAGAAGCTGCGCAGTGCCGTCAAAATCACTGGCGCTTGGGTCGGTTGTTCCGCGCTTGTGCCTAATGATATTTGACATTAGTTAACCTTAGAAGGTTCCTCCGTCGATATCGAAACCGGACGCGGTCCCGTTCTCAAGGAAGGTAACAAGGTCGCTAAGTGCGACTTGCACCATCGTACCTGCATCGTTAACAACCAGCCTGTCTGAGGTCGTCAGCGTAGTAGAGGTTGCACTGGTACCGCCATCGAGAATGTTGAGCTCCGTGGTGGTGACGGTCGCACCATCAAGGATTCCAATCTCGGTGGACGTGATCTCCTTGAGTGCGCTGGCCGCACCCTCCTGCATTGAAGACAGGGAAGTCAGGTCGCTTGCATAGCCCTGAATGTGGGTGCCGATGGTCAGACCAAGGCTGGCCCGTGCCGTAGCACCGGACTCAGCAACAAAGCTTTGGCCGTTACCGACGATGAAGTTGCCGTCAGTAGTCGAAAGGCCTGCAATCGCGGCAAGAGACGCGTCATAGGCCTGGACGTCTTCGCCGATTGCAACGCCGAGTGCCGTTCTGGCGCCAGACGCAGTCGTGGATCCGGTGCCACCGTCTGCAATGCCCAGCGTTCCAGTGATGGCCGAAGCACCTAGGTCAATCGCAAGTTCACTCGTTTGACCCTCAGTAACCAGACCGCCGTCCGCCTTCAAATCGACGCTGAAGGCATTTGATTGACTCAGCTCGAGACCTGCACCAGCTGTGTAAGTGGTGTCGTCAGAAGCGATCGTGATCGAGCCGGCACCGTTGGTGATGGTGACGTTGCTGCCGGCGGTCAGCGTCGCCTTATTAAGGGTGTTGCCTTGGGTCTTACCGATCAGAATCTGACCGTCGGTGTAGCTGGTCTGACCAGTGCCGCCTTTGCTTACACCGATGGTGGTTGCGTTCCAGGTGCCGGTGCTGATCGTGCCGAGGTGCTGGAGGCTCGACGTGGTCACTCCTGTACCAAGAGTGCTTGAGCTCAGGACCGTAGTGCCGCCGATCTTGAACTCTTTACCGCCGGCTAGATCGATGTTTTCGGAGCTAGTCCAGCTGTCCGTTTGATCGACCCAACTAAAGGTCTTGTCAGTCGCACCTTTAAGTGTGATGCCGCCACCGTCTGCAGTGGAATCGGTGGGGCTTTCGGTGGTGCCCAGTTCAATGTTTTTGTCCGCAACCGACACAGAGGTCGATGAAACGGTCGTGGTGGTTCCCTGAACAGTCAGGTCGCCAGTAACAGTGACGTTATTGCTGAAAGTTGCGTTACCCGACAGGGTTGCACTACCCAGATTCAGCGTTCCGGTAATGGTTTTTGTACCGGAAACGGTCTGAGCACCGCTCAGATTTACGAAGGCTCCATCGCCACCGATTGCAACAACCTGGGTGGCCGTACCACCTTCACCGCCGGTGCCGTAGCCGTAATAAAGGACGCCGTTACCGCCGTCGCTTTCGTTGTAGGCAAGCTCAGCATTCTGGAGTGAGCCAGGCGCTCCAGTGGTACCGCCGGCCGCCCGGCGCTTGATGCGGATAGCGTTAGCCATGGTGCTTAGAAGTTCCCACCGTCAGTGAGCGAGGAAGTTGTCCACTGCTCGTCGGCCTTGAATTGTGTGCCGTCGAAGTAGACGAGACTTCCCTCTACCTTAGCCGTACCATCGATGTTGAGATAGGGCCCTGACGAGATCACTGAAACAACACCAGTTATAGCGTTTGTAACTACAACGTTGTTAGTGCTGCTGCTTACATTGACACTAGTCATGAGGTGTATCCCTCAGAAACAGTTATAGAGCCCTCTAGATAGTACTCTTTTATATTATTTACGTCAGTAAGCAGCACATCATAGTATGCCTTATCAGGAAGGCTGCTTGTGGTCTCGTCGCTGAGGCTTAGCTTGACCGTACCCGTGCTGCGGTTCGTGTACTCGACAACAAAGTCTGCGTACTTACGATTACGGTCTTTATTCCAAATCTCAGACTCGACAGTCCAGCCCGTGATGTCAATCGGGGCCTCTGCTGAGTCCTTGAACTGGAGCGTGACGTAGTAGTCCGCCCGCCTCTGCAACAGGATGTTGTAGGTGGCTGGAGAGATAGCCATGTCCAGCTACGGATTTTAGATGAGTCTAGCGGTTACCAACTGAACCAAGCTAAAGGCTTGGCCAAGCGGGTAGTCCACCTTCGGTTCCCTGCACTGCCGTAAGTAGAGCGTGCAACTCGTCCGTATTGGTAACCGCCGAGATTGCCTGTTCCCGGAGATTGCTTGCTTCACGGACGGCTTCACGATAAGCAGCGACTGACGCTGGAATTGCTGTACCGGACTCGCTTTTACGGATGACATACCAGTCGGTCTCGTTCAGCATCCTTTGCGCCTGGGTCTTTTGTTTTTGTAACCAGTAAGAACGCAGACCAGGTACATCTTGAATGCGACCGTTCGGCAGTTCAACCTGCTCGTCATCAAGTGGTCGGCTCAGCAGCTTGCCTTCGAGGGTGCGGCCTGTGTAAAAGCGGCTGTCATAGGGCTCAGGGTCGGGTACCTCGACGATGCCGATGTAGTCACGGTCTTCCTTTGTGGAGTCGCCCAACCAATTAGCCGGGTACTGATTGCCCTGCGCATCCTTGAATGCGTAGCCAATCGTCAGAACATTACCGTCTAGTTGGTAAGGCATCTGGAAACCTCTGTTGAGAGCAGTTTATCTGGACACACCGGTTATAGGTTGGGCGAACGCTGCCCAGACAAAGCGACTGTCCATAGTTACAGAACCGTTCGTGTTTTGCTGTTCGCCAAACAGGTTCCAGGTGTGGTTAAACACCTCAAAGCCGTCAGGATGGTACGTAATTATATTCGAAAGGTTTGTAGGACTTAAATCACCACCGTCACCGTTAGCCCAAATACCAAAGCGGTTCTCGTAGGTCATTGAATTGACTATGTAGTCCTTTGATGATGACGTACTAGTAGCGTCGTAACCAAATAACAGATCAGTGTTCTGTGTAACGACCTGAGGCGTGTCATCATACTGATTTTTGAGTATCACTATTGCTGGCTTGAATGCGCAGAAAGCACGGGCGCCATATCGGTCTGTGACGCCTTGACCAAATGCACTAAAGCCAGGTCTAGAGGTCCACAAATAAGCTATGTAGTTTTTACCGCTTTGATTAACACTGTTGTCATTACCTACATAGAAGTTTGAAGAAGTAGGGATCTGGTTGTTAAACCTTGGCTCGTTTGCGTTGATTGTGACGCTGCCCTCAGCACCAAACTCCCAAAACTCCTGCATCTGTGTGTTTGTTGCAGCTCCGCGATGCCAGGTAACCCAAGCGTTTTCGGGGCCAGAGGTCTGCGTCGAATCGACACACTTGATCATCATGAAGTGGACCGGACCACCGCAGTTGTGCGAGATGGCCTGAGTGCCGCCGTTTCCTACGTAACTGACCACGTCAAAGCCGGCATTTGCACTTTTACGCCAGCAGAACGCTTTGTAAACCGAGTTCAGTTGGTTAGTGAAAATGCTTCGTTGGTAGCCGCTAGTGCCAGGGGTGCTGGTGTTATTGGAAACCTGTAAGCCTGTAGATGTGAATTGACAGTCGACTCTGCTTGTAATTGGGTTTTCTCTGGCGACCGGAAGTGCAACGCTTGCGCCATTGGTGCTGTCAAAAAAGGTTGGTTTGGTGATCGACGACCCGCTTGCGTTCATAAAGAGCACTAGGTCTGGCTGCCACCCAAGCTCAAAGGTTTGCGTACCACCATTGCCTGTGTAGGTAAGGGCTTTTACGTATTCTTGGGGATTAGCAGCTGCGTATGAGCGTTCTAGGTTTAGAGGTCTTGGTGCCACGTACTGGCCCAAAGTTTTGTAGCCGGTTGGTAGTTGATCCTGTAGTTCACCCGCCTGGGTATAGAAAGCAATCATCGCCTGTGAGTTATTGCCTTCGTGGTTTGTAATTAGCCTTCTATCGGCAAGAGCACCCACGTAAAAAGCAGTACCGTTAAGTACACTACCAAAGCTAAAACTCTCTGTAACGGAGGCTAGATCTGTAGTAGTCGGTTGGCTGCCGCCGATCTGTGCGCTCCAATAACCGGGCGATCCACCGGTACCGCAGTATCCAACCCAGATCTTCTTTTCGTAGAAGTCAATAGCAACCTTGTAACGCTGTCCGGGTCTCCAGTCCTGGGTAGGTGAGCTATTAAAAGTTGTAGTTACACCGTTATTAAAGTCTTCAGATAAACCGGCGCCGTCCTCTGTAACTAGTAGGCAGTCATTAAAGTCAGCAATAGAAGCTAAGTCACCTATAGCTGTAAGGTCTGTGCAGATACACAACTTGCCAGGTCCGGAAGGTAAGGACCATACATTAAAGGCGTAAGTAGGTATTTCAAACTCGAAGTAGACCTTCTGAGCGCTGCTTGATGTGGTCTGCTCGAAGGGAAAATTGTAGGTAAATATAGGGTGATCGTTGTGACCAGTGCTAGCATACATATCGGGAGCTGCTACGTTGCCTTCATCAACTAAGTAGCCACCGATATATTGATTAAGTGCCGAAAG